TTATAGATTGTATCCGCCGCTATTGGGCTTGGTGGGGTTGGAAATAATGCCCAGAGTAGCCAGAAGACCCAGAATTAAATCCGTAATGGCCAAAATATCCTGCCTCATCACATCGGTTAAGTCGAACAGTCCAGTCAAATGTCCAACAAGTTGAACGAGGAGCAGAACTTGGGATACGATACTTACCCATAACGCATAGTTGCGCCATCTTTTCTTGTTCATATTATTGACCCCCTTGCTCAATCCGTTTCATTCTATCTTCCAGATCGCTAATCCTTGCTACGTTGGTTGAGATCAGCTTGAGGAAATTCGATCTTAATCGATTTATCACGATCGCTGTCTCTTCTCTCGTTATCGCCGCCCCTGGTCTTGTCCCATCGAAGTAACCATTCGCCTTGGCCTCCGCCCAGTCTTTTGCAGCCCAATCGCTGACTTGATTCACATCGCGCTCGCTCACTTTTGGTTCCTCCTTCTTAGGTCCATATTTATTTCTCAGCTCAGCCTCGGTACCGTCGAATTCATTCAGATCAACCTGTCCATTAATCCCGCCCACGATTCTCGAACCATTAGGAAGTGTGCCCCCGCTTTTGCCATCGCTATATTGCCAGAACGTCCAGCGAGTCCAACCGGATGCGTCAACAGGTGTCTGAGTGCTATACCGTGCAATCCAAAGCGGATATTGGATCAAGCTACTGAAATTCCCAATGAAAGCCGGATAGGTGTATAGCATCGGTGTAACGCCGGTCAATCGCCCGATTTCAGTTAGAAAAGCCTTTGCAACCGTAGTAGCTCCCGCCACACTTAAACTACCGGACTTCGATTCGTAATCCAATACTGGAGGGAGATCGAATTTCACCCCTGCCGACTGAATCGCATTGTAAAATACCTGTGCTGCCGATTTGGCCGCTGCTTCTGTCATCACGGAATTATCCAAATAATGATATGCCCCGATCATCAACCCCGCTGCCTTGGCACCTCGGGCATTTTCAATAAACCTCTCATCCACTCCGTTCTGTGTGGCCTTGATAAAAGCGAATGATATTCCGCTCGCCGCCACCTTCGTCCAATCGATCTTGCCCTGCCAATGGGAGACGTCAATCCCTTGAGCATTGCCTAGTTTTCTCGTCTGCATTACCATCACTTCCTTTACTGTAAAATATGCTAGATTACTGACATTCGGCTTGTACTTACGCCCCACCCTGTAACTTAATTACCGTTAAAATAGCCCCAACGACAATCGTAATGATCGATGCCGCAATGGTGCGCCAGAGCCACTTCTGAGCATCTTCAATCTGGTCCAACCGATGGTGCGCCGACCTCGCCGAGGCTAACGCCTCAACCGCCGTCTCATTGGCCGCGATCGCCCGATCCAACTTGTCGTCCATATTGTCTACTTTTGTTTCTACTCTTGTAATTCGTTGAAGCACTTCGGTTTGTACTCCGTCCATCCCCTTACCCCCTTACAAAGGAATAGCCCCCGGGATCCCGAGGGCATAAAAATAGCACGCTCCAAATTCTGGCGTGCTTTAAACTGCTGTTCCGTTGATTATATCACTTACTACTGTCTTTAGATTGTAGAGTGCGGGTACTTCTTCAATCTTATATGTTCCAGCCATGACCAAGCTGACCCATACCTTAACCAGTCCACTATCCTTTGTAAATGTCATCGTCCATCACCTCCCATCGGAGATGCGATCATCATCGTTAACTCTGTGATCGCTTGCTTGTTCTCAATGTCTGATTGCTTTAGCTCGTCTACCTCGATGCTTAACGGCTTGCGATATACTGGCTCCGTTGGCTCCGTCTCGCTCGGGTCAGGATAACTAAACTCCAGTTCCAGCGTATCTGGGTTAACTCGATAACTTTTGCACTCCGCAAAGTCTTGAGCATATTGGCCATACTCTAGCTGCAAGCATCCTACCGTATCCTGCACTCGCTCGGCAAGCGCCCGGTATGTCGCAAAATCTTCTTCTTGTGTGGTTTCTCGTACAAAGCCGGAACGTTCGCCTGTGTCTACAATTACGTTTCCTGTTGTCAAGTCATAATAAATCTTTCTACCTATATGCATGTACAACTACCTCCTATTCAAATGCAAACCATTTATAAGTTGTTGCTTGGCCACTACCATAATAAACACCTCTAGTAGTAAAACCTGATGATGTTATAGTCCATTCTCCGTAATAAAGTTCAATTGCTTGACCTGTAAAATCATAAATAGAGCTATTAAATCCAAGGTGACCACCGCTAATATACGCCCTTCTATATGCAGTATTTGTCTGTATGTCAACTAAGATAAATTTAGGTTCAAAGTCTAAAGCGTTAACGGTAAGAAAACTTTCTTGAACAAGGGATATTGTACCCGACGCCCAACGTTTCCCTGTAACTATCTGCCCAATCTTAGCTGCCAACTGCGCAAACGTATCGCTGCCTAACGCTGGTACCCCTTTGCCAGTAATAGCGGCAGCGATTGACGTCTTCCCATTACTGACATTTGTAAAAAGCTCATTGATTGCCTTTACCACGTTGCTCTTATCCGTTGTAAGTAGGCTTGATAGAGTTCCGACAGCATTATTAACTGTTCTTTTGAGCGCGATGTCGTCCGCCGCTGAAGGGTCGGAAACCTTAGCGCGTCCGGCGCTGTCCTTGATAACAAGACAGCTGGTAGCCGTAGAATCAATCTCTTGCAAAGTGATTCCTTTTGCCATATGTGTTCAGCTCCTTTTATTAGGCGTATGCCCTCCAAGAATACCATCTAGAAGATGAGTAAACAGGGAGACGGAATCCTGAGTTATTAACATAAATGGCAGACCCGTCATATGCATACACTGATACCAAGCCTCCGTAAGCTCTTAAACCTGGAAGGTCATTCATGTTCCCAATGACTTCCGCAGCTTCTAGCCCAGCGTATGCCATACCCTGACAGTATATTATAGACTCCGGTCGCTCCCCTCCGGCTTGATCCTTGGTAACCAAAATAATTGTCGGTCGGAAAGTCAAACCTGCCACCGTCACAGAAGAAACAGAGCTTGCTGTGCTCGTAGTGCCATCTATATTCGAATAGTAGGTGAACGTTTGCGGCGAGCCTGATGTAGCCTTACCCGTGGCGTACTCTCTTTGAGCTAATGACCCAGCTACACCGAAAATACTTTTCCCTGATAGAATGTTTCCGGCTACAAGGTTATCATCGCCTTTAATAGTAATTGTGCTGCTATAGTAACCAGCTTCTTTAATCTGGTTGGTTGTCCCCGGCGTGATGGTGCCGCCTACGCCACGATTAGCCATCGTTCCCGTAAGACTGTTACCCGATGCGTTACTAAACGTCTTCCCCGCCAACACATCCCCAACCGCTGCATTACCAGTCGCTTTGATTACGGTAGCCATCTTACTAATAAGCGTATCCCAACTATCATTTGTGGACGCCGATACTCCCAAGGCAACGAGGGCGTCCGCGACTTCTCTTTTACGCTCATTGCCAGATTGAAAAGCCTGATCTAGCTTATCCTGTAGTCCGTCCACCCGATTGATCGGTACGCTGCCTGTAGCCAATACCGCGCCATTGATCGCGCCGTCAGGGCCAATCGGTACATTCTTCAGGACGACCATTGTTACTTCAGATGTAGCGGCCACACCGGATAGAAGATTGATCTTTGCCCGCTGTGTGACTTGTCCAGCTCCATCGCGAACTGTATTGGTCACGGTGTACTGAGTTGCGTCCAAGACTGCACGGTTAATTGCTACTAGCAAGGTGTCAGTGTTGGCGTCAAATAGATCAAGCGGGATCTCGAAAACCTTCTGATTATCGGCCGTGGCCGTAACCAATAGCGGGTAACTGACCAGCTTGGGGATGCCTGTCTCACTGACCAGACTGATCTGTTGGTCTGTGTAAGACTTTGCCTGAAGGGCTGCATCTTTAAGCGCCTTCGGAGTAACCGCTCGATCCTCGGCAGTGCTGTTCGTTTCATTGGAGAGCTGCACCTTACCTTTGACGGTTAGCGAAGCATCAGGAATATCAACCTGGCCCATGGCCGCATCGATCTTATCCCAGTTGTCATTAAGCATGGTCTTTATATTAAATGTATCGTCCCCATCGGTCACAGGGTCTTTTTTCAATAGATTAAGATTAGGTGTATTACTGGCCAACCGGACCACCTCCTGCAAATTTACTTAACGGTATCTGCCCCATTTGATTGAGCGTCATTACTCCATGAACATCTCGAATCAATAAATAGCTGAATTCATATTCCACTTTCAAATGCGCTGGCTTAATCTCCTCGATAACCATCTTCAAATCATCTAGGTTAGGAGGCACACCGATGGTGTCCACAAACTTAATAGTGAAGCTCCACTCGGCAGGCTGAAATGATACATCAACAGTTCCCCCGTCATAAGCTTCAGCCACATTCTTCACGAGACGACCAGAGAACTGTCCGGCACCGCGCAGCTTGGATTCCACCAACGCACGCCGCTGCTCAATCGGTTTAGCTAACTCCGTTGTCAATCCGAGTTCTTGCTCCCATCGATCCAATCCCCAGGTAGCCGTCCGCACAAAGAACTGATCCAGTGTCTCATCTAGTGCTTTATATAATTCATCCAGTTCAACGCCCTTACTGTTCACATCAGACTGCATAATCCGTGAGCTCTCGTAGTATCCCGGTAGATAAGAGAACATCTCTCTCCCCTTAGGGCTAGTCATTTGAGAATACTGAAAGCTACTCATAAACATTCACCGTCCCCAGAACAGCAACCTGTCCCGGCGAAATTTCGATATTTGCGTTATCCTTTCCGCTAACGGTCAGGTTCGTATAATCCACAATGGACGGGAGATCCAGCAATACGGCAGCAATACGCGTATATCGAACCAGCGTATCGGTAAAAGCCAGCTGCTTCAAATAAGCGCGAACTCCATCCTCGATAGCCCCCCTGACTTCTTCCATCGTTACCCCTGCTGCGAGTGTCAATTGCACCGAAATTTCAATTGGAACCTCTTGCGCACCCATAACTGTAACTACAGGCCCGGCAGGAGCAACACCTTCCCCCTGACCATCCATGGATGGATCGATATGCTTCTGTGCAGTGGCCACAATTTCCGCATTTGCTGCGCGTTTATCGGCATCAAGCAGATAAATTCCAACCGTACCTGGTCCTTTCCATAGCGGAATTACCTGGACGCCGCCAACGCCAGCGACCTCTCCGGCCCATTTCATATATTGCGCTTTATTCCCGCTCGTTCCTTGGTTGCGAACCTGGGCATAGAACCGCTCCAGCAGTAGTTCATCCGACTCAACATCTGTACCACCCAAAGTTTCATTCGGGTTGATCACTGCCGTAATCCCGCTGATCGACGTTGACATCACGTTAATAACGCCTGCCGGGACATTACCGCTTCGGCCAGCGACCATCGCCTTGATAGGAACAACACTAGTCCCATCCGCCCCCAAGTTAACGGCTTCCATCGTCTTGTACTCAATGGACGCCTCATCTGTAATCTCATCTGCAGGAGTCGCCACAACGGTCCCCGCCAACACAGTCGTTCCCGGTGTCCCCGAGAACATTACCTTGCCTGTCGCCGCAACTGCGGCACGCCGGGTAAGCCCGTGTTCCGCGACTCGCAGATCCAGGTATTCACCGTAAGTCGTACTCGCGAAGCCGCGCTGCAGTACCTGCTGCCCCCAGACTGCCGCATCGGCCAACATAAATGCCACTGGCGCCTGCGAGTCCCAAATAAAAGAGCCCTCGGATTTATCAATATCCGCGGGCACTCGTTCCAGCATGCGCTGCATAATCTCATCTTCTGTCTGTTCCTGCAAAAAAAGCGGCAGCTCTGCCATCAGCTCACGCTCCCTTCTAAAGTGAACTGCTCATCATGCACATTTCTAATCTGACAAGAAAAATGACATCCATCTTCCTGCCAGCTAAACGTAAAACCATCCACAGTCAACGTACGGGGATCAACCATAAGAGTCTCCGTCACCATACGCTGAATTTCGCTCTCCTGTACGGCACGGCTATAGCCTCTGCCGATCAATTCATCCAACTCCTGCCCATATTGACGGGAATAGATCAGATGCCTGTATCGCGGTGTCCGAATTGCCTTTTGGCACCACACTACCCATGCGTCCATCCCGTCTACTTGGGCTATTTTTCGCGTAGGCGTCATGACGAAATCCCCGGCATCGAAGTCGAAGCGCCAACTCCGACCAAGAATCACTTCGTCTTCCACCAACTCCGGACTCCCGGAATCATCCCAGGATTGCTCCATACTTTCCGGAAAAAGATTAGCCACCGCCGCTCACCACCTTACAGAGTACAATCGCGTCATTTCCGCCGTTAATAGGTAGGGCTAGCACCCGGTCCCCCGGGGCATATTTCAGAGTCAGCGATACTTCCTTTGTCTCCGAAGCTTGAAAAGAAAACTTGCCTTCCCCATCGCTCAGGGTTGTCGTCCCTGTCAACTCCAGATCGGGTAATTTCAATGTTCCAGGAAATTCAGCAACATAATAATCCTTGATCTCATGCTTGAATTGATCGAGCTTAAGTCCGGTTGCCGTTAACGTCCCAAGATCCGTTGCAAGACCGGAAAGGACCTCGCTGGCCTTCTTCATCGCATTATCGCGAAAAGCAACAGCAAGTGCTGTATAAGGATCAACTGTCAAGAAAATACCTCCTTTTTACATCCGCCAAGGTCGTTAAGTCCAGTGTCATATGCCCCGGATTCCCCAATTCATGCGTTACGCCCGTTACGATCAACTGCTGACCGCCCCAGCTTACCCTGTCTCCAGCACGTATGGTATTCAAATCTATACACTGAACGGTGTAAGTTTCTCCGATGCCTGTCAGCTTGGATTGAGCCAATTTCTTGGCGGCCTCTGCCGATTTGACATCATCGTCCTGAACGATCCGCTGGAGAACCCCATACTTCGCTGTCTCTCCCGTAGCGATAGCTAGTACCTTGGAAGGTGCATCTTCCTTACCATCCGCTGTCCCAAGCACTTTCACCTTTGTGACCGTCTCTTCCAAGGTCCGGCTTTGAGTGGTTGACTCAATCCCTCCCAGCACCCACACCGTTTCATTGCTGCCGATCTTAAACAGCCCAAGACCTGAAGGCGTCATCCGTGGGATGTACATGTCACCACCGGCTTTTACGGTTTCCTTCAAATCAGACATGATCATGTTATAGATCGTCTGCGCACGGTAAACGGCCTTTTTTAGTCTCTTATTCGTATCGGGTATTGATGAAGCCAGCTTGATGTTCCAATCGGCTGCATATTTCTTAAGACGCTGGGTAGCCGTTCCTCCTGACGAGAAAAGACATTCATCCTCAGAGCGCGCCAAGTAAATCGTCCTGTCATAAAAGCTCACCCTCATATGCTTGCTCTGATCAACACTGCTTGAGCATTCCCAGACCACACCAGGATGAAGCAAATAAACCTTGCTTGAACCCCCAAACGGGGTCCCGCTCACCCTAATCTCCTGTCCAGGCTCAATCCCGGGGAAGTCGGCAGGAATTTTCATATTAAGCGTTCCTTGGTACGAGATCATATCCAGCGAATCAGTCAAAGATATGCTCTCAATAAGTCCGCCCAAATAATATTTGTTCTGTAGCACAACCTCATAGCTCATCATGGTAGCACCAGCTTCTGTCCCGGCTTGATCTTGTTCGGATCTTTACCGATCGTTTTAGCGTTAGCTTTATAGATTGCCTGCCATTTTGCGCTGCTGCCCAGCTCTAGCTTGGCGATTTTGGAGAGTGTATCTCCGGACTTGACCGTGTAGGTCTTGGCCGCCTGCTTCGTATCGCTTCGATTGGATGAACTGTTCTTAGCTTGAGCTGCTGCAGAATTGTGTACCTTCATCTCCTGCCACGTGCGAGCCGTTATTTCAAAATATACATCCCCAGGCTCGCCCCCCTTGAACGTACTGTTATGAGCGGATATCATGACCAGCACATTGACCGCCGTATCGGAAATAATCAGCCGAACAGGTAGTTTACTGTTCATCATCGAAGTAATTTGATTCATGGCAACCTGCGGATCGGGCAAATTCTCATAATTGCAGTACCCCGGATCATACGTTGCCGGAAAAAAAGAAGAGAAGGCGATTTCCTTCACCCTCTCTCCGACCGGAAAATCATATTCCCCAATCGCCACAATATTCACTGTATCCAGGGCGTTCCCCCGGGTAATCGTAATCTCTTCAGGATTCACCGGAAAATAAAAATCCTTACCCGCCGAATCGATCAAGTGGATTTCCACCGCTCATCCCTCCTTTAACTCATATTCATCATCGCAAATCGTACCTGATTGGCGATCATGCTGCCTGTTTTTTGGGCAATATCGTCGTAGTTGATCTCGTCTTTCTGGATTGTGAGGTTGATGGCACCGGGTGTAACTGAGACATTGACGGATTTGTCCACATCTTGCTTGATATCATTCGAATTTATCCCAGGCACTGCGGATTGATTAGTAGGAAATTGAATTGGAAAATCGGGTCTTGTTAACTTATTACTGTTAATTATTTGAATAAACCGTTCTTTTGGGTTAATGTACTCTATCTTTTTTAAATTTTCATTCTTTCCTTTTGATGAGAAACCATTAACAGAATTATTCTTTTCTTGTTTAATTTGATTTTTCATACTTGATGTGGTTCCCGATGGGTTACTTGGTAATGTATCCGGAACTGGCGTCCCCATAACTCTCCGAACTGGTTCTTCATTTGGTTTCACAATTCCTTGAACACTAGGCGCCATAGGTCTATCTGAATAAGTGATTGGCTCAGATTGTTGAACTACATCATAAATAAAACCACCTGCTTTTTCACCTAACCACGAACCAATGCCACCACCTAATGCACCAAGGACAATATTCCCCCATACAGGAACATAGCTACCAAGTGCAGCCCCTAATCCTCCTAGAATGGAACCGACTATAGCCCCCCCTACAGCCTCGAACTTCCCTTTCCCGGGTTCTGCCGTCGCAATACTTATTACATCAACGATGGTCCCTACACCTACACCACGACTAGCAGCTTTTCCACCATATTTAGTTATGCCTTTTCCTAATGAGCTGGTAGAAAGCCAATTATCGCCATTCGAAATAGCTTTACTATAATAGTATCCTATCTGCTCATCTGCCATATCTGTAGCAAAGGTCTCTGCGGAGCTCATAAAAATATCTCCCATTGCTTCAGGAAATGAGCTGGATTTCCCTGTAGCTTCGCCACTATCTTTATTAGAATTCGAGGAAAACGTCCCTCTGGATCCACTATGGCTATGAGAGTTTGAAGAGAATCCCAAAATATCCACAATCCTCTGAAGATCAAAAACAGCCAAGAACGCCTCAAAATAAGTCTTCCCTGCCTTTTTGCCCACCTCTGTATAGAGCGATTCATCGCCAAGCAGATCGGCAAAAGACGTACCTGTAACCACATCCCAATTTAAGCCCGAGATCGTCACCCGCCAAGGGGTCCGTGTTAACTGTGATAATGAGTTACCGATCCTATTAATTCCAGCTGATGCATTATCAATCAGCCAAACAATCGGATTCGCGCTCATCCGGTCAAGTAGAGTTATCCTATGTGCGATCATCCTTGCTCTTAATGTGAAACGATCATCCAATGAAATTACGGGTGTCATTCTCGTTCGGCCAAGAACGGCGGCCCGTCGTTGGGTCTGCTGTAGCAATCTGTCCATGCTTTGCAGTTTTTTCTCTGACTGTTCGATATCGCGGTCATTGATGACGATATCGATTTCCTTCTGAGGCATAAGCCACCTCCTTTCTTCCTCATTCACACCTGATATGAACCTCAGGTTGAGGGAGAAGAGTTCATCAACTCCAGCTCCCTCTCCGAGAAGGCTCTTAACAACAGGCGTTCTCCTTTGGGAAGAGACCAGTATACCCCGGGGCGGAGACTGTGCCGCGTCCATAAATGGAAGAGCAACGTCGTCGTGCCGCCGGAGTCTATTAGTTTTTTACATCTTCAATGTCAACCCCAAAGCCGGAAATTTCGAGTACTTTATCGCCTACGGCGTCCAATTCGCCAGCCAAAAGCATTCGCCGAACCGCCTCTTCACCACCAGACAATTTCAAGCGGCTAATCAAGCGGTCATCGCCCCATCCACTCAGCTTTAGGGCCTGCTCCTGACCACCATCCAGCTTCTTCACAACCTCAAGTGCCGAGGTAGCTTCTTTGATCAAAGCCGCGTTGAACAGCTCGCTATCGATCTTTTCTGTAACCTGTCCCTTGGTCGTCTTGCGGATCGTGCAACGTTCGCGGATCGCATCCACTTTGCTAGAAGTTAAGCCACGCAGCGTAATCCTCAAGCTTAAGCGCCCAATAAAAATGGTCTCTTCCGGCAAATTCGCTGCCGTCTCGAAGAGACCATCCAAAATTTCCTGCTCATTCAGTTGTTCATTCAAACTCATAGCTGAGCTTCCTCCTTATAGATCTTCGTTCAATAATAATCCCGTCAGTTAAGATGCAACGATCGGGTCAAGCAACTCGTATGACTCAAACGTGAACGCCGTTTCCTCTACGACCTCTTCGCCAGCGGTCCAGTTGGCAAGCTGGATTTTATCGACCATACATCCATTCAGTTGAATACGTTCAAAGCCATATGCCTCAGGGTCATCCAGCTTATTGATGATCGAGAACTTCTGGAATCCCCGCGTAATCATATCCGACGTTACTTTGTAGCCACTCATCGTGCCGGTTCCTTTTTTGCGTCCCAATTTAAATACAGTATATTCCGTACCAACGAGGTTCAGTTCCCGCTTGTCCGCTTCGACATTAGCCTCCAGATGATTCAAGTTTGACTGCCAGACTCCATCGATAAAAATCTGACCGAACGTCCCCATAATAATGCGGCCTGGATCAAGATATTGTGCCATATTGTTATCCCCCTAATAATCGATTTATTGTACGTAAAACGTTCCGAAAATCTGTTCCATTACATCAGTATCATCCGCTGTCCACGCCAGGAAGACCTGATCGTCTTCAGGAACGAACGGCGCTCCGCTACCATAAAACCGAGGATCAAGTGTTACATCGAACCCGGCAGCTTCGATCACATTTTCCAGAGCTAAGGTCTGCAAATATTGCTTACCCGCACTGATCAAAGCGAGACGACCTTCTTCCGTGTTATTCACTTTACCGATATAGTGATCCTCGGCGGTCTTCTGCAGATCTGAGTTGATCTGGTCAATGACACGAATCTTGCGGATCTTCTTCCAGCCTCTGTTCTTGCCTTCACCAAGCGTATTCAGACTGTTCACACCGCGAAGCACCTTCACCTTACGACCATCATGCACCAGCAAAAATACCCCGTTCTGCACGCCCTGCTCCTGCTCGGAACGAGTCCAACGACGAGTCACATCTTCAAATGGCGCTACAGCATAAGTAGTCGATTCCTTCAAGGACTGACCAGCAATCAATCCAGCTACCCAAGCGGCAACCTGGGAAGAAGAGTATTCTTTACCGTTCATTTTAGCTCCAGTACCTACGTTAACGATCCCTTCATAATCGCTAGCCATACTGCGAGCAATCGCCTTATTTACCGCATCACTGGCTGTATCTTCGGCCGAAGTGCCGCCAAGTGTGGCAATAATTCCTTTGCCCTCACCACGTACACGCTTCACCCAAGCGACAATGCTTGTCCGCAGGGCTGCATCTGTGACCCCATCAAGCGTCAGCACATGGAAATCCTGGGTCTCAAAAGCTTCCGTAGCCTTGATATAATCGGCATTAGTAATACCTGAGATTCCGCTCTCTCCACCCGCAAAGGCTTCACTCGATACGTCAGCGAGCGTGCCATCTGCTGTCTTCTCTGCGACAATCCACTGGTTGCCCGTGTCTTCATTAATAGCAGCTACGGCCTGCGCCGCCTCACCACTACCTAGTGCAATGGTCCGCAGCAGCTTGCCACCTTCATACAGCTTCAGTTCTTTGGCATTCGCAATAACAGGGCTTGGCTGAATGGTTACCTTGAAGTCATTGCCACGTTTGCCAGCATACTTCGCTTTCAGAGTAATCGCATCTGCTGGGCTAGACTCTGTATTTTTCAAATGAATAGTGGCCTCTGCCGCTGAACTGTCTGCCAGACGATAAGCTAGCAGCTTGTTCGGTCCGCCGAGCAGTGCAAGATATAAAGTGGAGAACGCTGTTGCTCCATCTGTCTCATTGTCAGTAAACATTTCTCGGATCGCCGTCTCACTATTTACCTCAACAAACTGACCGACAGGACCCCAATGCGATTTGACGGGGGCGACGACAACGCCGCGTGCTCCAGATTGAATTGCTGTTCCGGCCGCACTCACAAAATTCATATACAAACCGGGCAACACCGGTTGATTCGTTAAACTCCAAGTTCCTCCTGCCATATTACAGCACCTTCTTCCTTAAAAATTGTTGGACAAGCTCTTTGGCTTCCTCAATACGTAATGCATCCTGCTTCATTCCTGCTACGGCCCCAGCCAATACTTCCGGCTTCACACCGAGAACGGGTTCCGAATTCTCCATCATTTCTTGCAGTGAATACAGCGGCGAGGATACCTCTTTGGGTTGAACAATTCTTTTCTTGAGTAGCAAGCGTCTCACCTCAAATTAGATTCATAATGTACAAATTGCATTAATGGCCCCTCCGTACCAGCAGGCTGACGGCTCGTTCTTCCTCTCAAAGTAACCGTGAGCGGCCCTTCTCCTTGATTCGTGTAACCATCGGCCGTTACTTTGGTATTCACCTTCGGTTCGGAAACGGTCAGATAACGGCGATCAGTTTGGCCCATCGGTAGCCTGGTTGATGTCCCCAAGGCCTCAAGAATCTGTAGTAGAGCAACATGTTCCTGATTGGAATCAACACCTTGAATAAAAGCGGTCAAGCGTTTTTGAATTTCAAAAGACGCTGTTCCTTTGGACTCGACAGCCATCTCGCTAACTCTCCACATTACAGCAGGTACAGACGGCTGAAGTGGCCAGGCTCCGCTATGTACTGACCACTCTTGGCCCAATAATTCTCGTGTCCAGGCTGCAATAGCGATTAGCCAGTCGTCACTTGTTACTTGACTTTCGAACGTTAATGGACGGGGGCTGATAACAGAGAAGTTCATCATACGCTTGATAGCTTGCTGCTCCTCATCAATTACGTCTACAACGGTTTGTTGCGGATAAAGTGTTAGCCATTTGTCGGAGAGCTCGTCTTCTAGAAGCTGATTGTTAAGCGTCCCAGTGATTGACTCTGCTATGAAGTTAAGTTGTTCAGGACTGGTCTTGTCAACGTATAAGCTGACTTCGATTGAATAATGCAATCCTGTCCATGGGCTACCGCCGCTATCTGTAGTAGAAGATAGAATAACGTACGGTTTAGCGCTACTGGTCTCAACTTGTTCCGAGGTATTGTAAACAGCCTTCAATTCCGGCACGGATTCTAGCAGCTTCCTTCGGATCGCATTTAATGGATAGATGACAATTTGACTCACCTCCTTTCAGGGGGAAACGACAGGGTACAAGTTGTTTAGTGAAGAAAAGTCGTAACCTGCCTCAAACGCTTTTTTAAAATGAAGAAAGCCGCTGAACAGATTCAGCGGCCTTAGATTAATCCGTATTCTTTTCTTAATAAGTCACTTGTCTTTCTTCGATTCCCACAATATCAATTTACCATGATATTTCTCAAGATAGAGGTCGAACTAAGGTCATCCACAGGACGCTTAGAGGTCAAATTTTTAACCATCCTTAAATGGATGAATTTAAGCAAATTCGATCGAAGTGATAAGCTGGTATTCCTCAGGAGTAATCTCTCCGAATAGATTGGCTTCAGTAATCACTGCACCTCTCAGCGCTTCCGCAGTTACCCACTTCTTCTCAAATGCCATTTTCCAAAAACTCATGAGATCCGCACTCCTTTCAAATCGATAATTTCTAGCTTAGCAGCAGACAATTCAGCTCCTAGAGTCGCTATCGTCTGTTGCTGTTCGATGTTTTGGAGCTTCATGATAGCTAATTCTTCTCCAAGTAGATCTAGGGGGGTGGCTTCTTGAGGGTGGGGTTTAGTCAGTTCTTCGATTTCTTCCTGGGTTAGTCCCTCCATCCAATATGAAGAGGGTTCTCTTGTTTCCCCTTCCTCACGTGAATTCCACCCCTCAAGATCAAACTTCGGGAGGTATAATCCTGGTGGTGCTGGTATACCTACGGTGTATCCGGCTATCTCGGGTTGGATTTCGCTTGGATCTGCTGAACTTCCTTCATCTTGTTCATACTCTCTTAGCTCTGATAATGGAGCATAAAAAGGGACGACACCGGAAAAGGTATCGTCCACAATAGTATCCTCTATGTAGAGGCCGCCTTTATTTATCTTGGGTACTGCTTTCATACAATCACTCCTTATTGTTCTGCTAGAAATGAACAGTGAAGCGGTAAATGCATGACGTTACCCGAAAATGTTGCTGTAACATTACCATTTGCAGTAACATCAAAAAACGCAAAGTTGAAATTTGTCCCAGAACTAATTACCGCTGAAATCCTATGTGTTTTCTTAGGTCTGTATCCAGGTGGAAGGTTAAAAATGATAGACCCACTTGTACCGCTATTTACAATTCCATTCATGTGAACGATGCCGTTTTCGTATTTATGGTATTGGGCAGGAAAAGCACCATTACTAGAAAGAGTCCATCCATTCAACAATGTTGGATAGATCCAGTTAACTACGCTAGGTAGTTTATCCATGTCCGCTTTCTTCATTGTCAGAACCGATACCCCGTGTAACGCTTCAGCAATACCTGCAGTAAGGTTAGATAATTGCGCCTTTTCATTCACGGCTACCGATCCGCTAATAGGTACAATAGGCGATTTATCGAGCTTGAGATAGGTGACACTATAAGTTCCGAACTGGTCATAATCTGCAGCTGTAATAAAGGCAATTTCTCCATTACTAGATGCACTACTGTGATTTTTAATTGTTGCCCACTTTGATTTTTCGCTCTTATTACCATTATAAATATACCTAATGTCATTACTTAGATACTTAAATGTATTATTACCACCAACCACACTGTCAACAGCATAGTTATTAAGCCAGTAATAACCCACTCCACCCTCAGCATAATAAGCAGGGTAAGCCCGTTCCCGTAACACAATCCCCGTACCTACTTCAACTAGGTTATCGCCTTCGGAAAGCTTCAGACAGCCTTCGGATACAACTGGCTCAACGGTTTCTCTGGCGAGACGGTATAGAAGATTGTATTGCGCATAGCTCATATCATTTATTACCGTCGGAAGCACCGTTGTACCGCTACCCGCTACCGTCCCGGCTGATTGCCCTGTACCTTCCGTCCCTATACCGCTGTATATCTTTGCCCACCCCTTATTAAGTCCATCTGACCGATTATAAGGAGTTGTCCAGCTTGATCCGTTTGAGGTGTCAAACAACTTCCACCCATTAAAATACGCCTTAATCTCATCTGCTGTCGGTGTATAGACGTCTCCCCATCCGCTATCGGCATTGGCAATCGAAACTACAATATTATTTATGTCAAGGTAATGCACATCTGCTTTGTTAATTAATTCAGGAGAAGTGACCCTTGGAAGTTGCAACCCGTCAAACCTAGTAACATACCCAGTGTGACTATAAACGTTATCACTAAGAGTAAAAGCCGGGGCTATAACGCCTTTAAACCCAGTACCACTTACATGTACTCTAAGCCAATCAAGTGATCCATTTAATTCAACCTTTTTCCATTTAGATAGCTTGAAATACTGCCCGTTATTCTCAAACAATTCGTCAGGTTCAGCCCCCATGTGGGGATTAGCGTGTAACTCTGTCTGGAATGCAAGCATAGCGTCTTCGCGTGGTTTGAATGGCCTTGATTCTATACCGAGTGTGAGCATAGGATTTAAAAAACTGTATTTTCCTATATCTGCTGTAACTGCACAGGTAACATTCGCTTTAACCGCATTAGAAGGCGACGTAACAGTCTTAGGTGAACCACCTGTGAAAATATTAGCTTCCCATAAAATGTACTCATCCTCTTGGTTCATCCAACCAATCGTAAAATAGCCTCCAGTTGATGTTGTGCCCCCTTTGACGTCGCCCGATAAGGTATACTGTGTGTTAGGTAGAACATTAATGGTTACGTAACTATTTTGCTGTCCTGCTGTATTACTAATGGAGAGAGAATAAGGGCTAATAACTCTTGCTTGGGGAGTAATGACCCACTCATAAAACGGCGGCAACAAATTCTCCCCACACCTTATTACATAAGGATTTTCAACTCCATTGATGCCAACTGGAACAAAAGGATATTTTGCTGCGACTTGATCTAAAGTAATTATGTCGAGTTCATCATATTCAGCTTGAGTAATTTCGTATAATCTTAGTCCATCAATAAAGGCGTGCTCTCCTCCAGAACCATATATCGTTGCACTTAAGGTAAGCATGTCTTCTTGTGCAGTTATCTTAGTATAAGCCGTATTAAATTTAGTCTTATCTGTAACAAAATCAGATTGCGCTAGATTTATATTTCCATCCTTATTAAATATCTCAAGTCTTGCATTGATTGCGGTTCCGTTCTTTAACTCCCCCACAAATATATAGCATTTCCCAACTGTAACAGGTATGGATTTATATATGTTGCCTACAGTGTATCCACTGGCTATTGCTAATTTTATGGAGTTGTTTCCATAAATCTTATTAGTGGAATCAAATGTAGATGTAGCCTGTGCTGCGCCCCATTGATATACATCCTCGCATCCTCCAGCACTCCCCAACAAATTAATCAAAGTACGCCCCTTAATACTCCCAAGCCTAAATCTTGCATCCCGCTCCACCTTTACCGCCTGAAGCCCCGGCTGCAGGGTAATCTCGGCGTACTCTTCGGTGTCAAGGCGATTCTCCAATACGGAAATCGACTTACCCTGCTCAGTGATTTTCGTTCCTTGCTCCAAGATTGTCTTATCATGTTCACTGATTACTAATCCCTGCTCCGCAATCTTCCCGCCATGCTCATTGATCTCCTGCCCCAGCTCATTCATATCCTCGGGGCGGATGGTATCTCGCAGGTTCCAATCTGTCTTTGCCATTATGCGCTCGCCTCCTTCACTTGAATGGTCTGTAAGAGCAGCGTGTCTGATGCGATGGGGATATACACCTCATTAGTGCTGATCGCCGAACCGTTTTGATCGACAAGAGCGATTTTCGTGACTAATGAGATCCGCTCTGCCGGAATAAGATACTGCATTCCGACCTTAGCATTACTAATCTCTTTCACGAGAAAATCCGAAATCTCCAACGAGTCGTTCAATACGACCTTTGCAATTTTGTTCTCGGTATACTCGGCAATCTCCGTTAAAAAAGCCCGCTCTATCATTTCACCACCACCTCTGGATCAAAACTAGCAAACGGCATCTCGCCGAGTGTCCATGTTCCATCCAATTTATAATTCCATGTGATCTTCTGCGTAATAATACGCTCTTCCAGAAGGATGTCATCCCCTAATGAGGTCTTCTGCTGATAGACCAGATTAACTGGCTTAATGACTCTTACAGTGCGTTCTACTTCTTTGAAAATATCTGCATTATCAATGCTCGCCGTTACTGTTAGTAGATAGTTCTGCGGATCAATGCTGACAATAGAAAGCCCCGCCCCCACCAAAAAATCCAGCCTCTGCTGTAAATACCGAACCGTGAACGGTGGTTTGGTGGAGTAACGGTTGATCAACCGCTTACGCCGGAAATCTAGGGTCTCGGCCTTGGGATCGGCCTGGATGCCGAGCATTTTCTCGCGCCGTTTGATCGCCTGCTCTGAGGCGGTCAGTACGAATTGATCCTGCAGCAGCCGCTCCATCGCCTGTTCAACGCTCAATAGTTCCCGGCTCTCCGTCTCCGTAAGCTCACGAAAATCGAGAATATCATGGTAATATTCCGGCAAGTATTCAAGTAGCCTATTCATCCAGCGTCACCTTCCCCAGCAGAGGAATTTGCTCCTCGGTGAGCTGAATATTGCCACCCTGGCCATTAAGTAGCGTATGGCTAACATCAACGACTCCGGCTACCGTCAAAATACGGGCATCGATTTGCGCAACACGCACGGCCAGAGCCGATTCATGAGCCCAATTCTGCCGGAGCTGTCCAAAATAAGTCTGTAGAGTATCCTCCACATCACTCTGCACCTGTCCAATCGTCGTATCATTCGCCAGTGTAAGCGTTGCTGTTACATCAATTACATCGCCTTCCGCACCCGCAACTGTTACCGTATGCCCGATAGGAGCGAGACCAATCCCCTCTCCATGATTCTTCTCCGGGTCAAGGATGGTCTGAACTTCTTCAATCAGTTCCTGAGATGGAGAAGTATACTGTGACGATATCATCGTCGTCTTCACCGTCCCGCCGCCATTCCAGACCGGGAATATCTTCACCCCGCCGACTCCGTCCATCGCACTGATCTTCTGCTTGTAATCGGCGACATTCCCACCAAAAGGTTGCTCATTGACCACCTCAAGATACCTCTGGCGTAATGCTTCATCACTCTCCGCATCTTCCCCAGGAACGAGTACCTCTCCCAGCTCAGCCCGGGCAAGACCGTCGACGTACTCGATTGGCAGCAGCGTCCCGAATTCCTGATTCCCAGCTGTTCCCGCCGTCTCGCACTCGAGTATCCATTCCCCAGTCTTAATTTTGCTGATCGCTATATAATCGAAATCACGAATAGAGAACCGAGCTCCAACTGGAACATCTATCGGCACTTGCCCCGATGCAAAGAATATCCCCTTCCGCCTTGCCTTAGTCGCCGGTTCCCGTTCGATCCCGAACTCCAGTGTCCGCCTCTCCAGAAACTCTCCCGTAGCTGTATCCGCATAAGACAGATTGCTGTTCACATCCAGCTCCATATACATCTGGGCCAGTTCAACCGCCGCAGGAGCTAGCGAATCATAAATGATGCTTCCCTCCCGCTTATCGATCTGTTCTGGTACCCGTCCCAGCATCCGCCGCAAAATCGCTTCATACGTCTGATTCTCATACATTTGCATTCACCTCCATCCGGAAATCACCGTAAATCGAGTGGAGCAAAAAGGATGCCACCGCTTGATCGTCCTTAATATCTACCTGAAAATCCGTAATCCCGGATATCCGGTCATCCTGCAGAAGGGCTTCGGTTACACGTCTGTTCAGTTCGGATCTGACATAACCACTACTCCTACCAATCAAGCTATGTCCTTCAAAACCATAATCGTTGCCATAGATCAAATGAGCAAACCGCTCCGTCTGTAGAATCTTATAGGCGGCTTGTTTTACTGCATCCAGCCCATCTGTTATTCCGGCCATTCGGTTATTTTGAAAATCCAGCCTATAGGTTCGACTCGTCTCCTGAGCCTCCTCCAGCTCAGGGGTCAAGCTGCCTCCAATCGGTATCATGACTTCACCATCCGATCCCATACGATATATTTCTGCCCGCCTTGAACACGTAGCAGCAGCACTGAATCTCCCACTTGCAGACCTTTTCGGATAACCACTTTTTCCAGTAATGCCTCCTTCGTAGGAGCCTCACTTGTATCGTGTTTATGCTTCAGGTCAATTTCATATCTTTGCAGCCTTTCCGTCACAACCAAAAAATCCTCTTCGAGTGTGAATCGTTGATCAACATTCACCTCAAGAGGATTTACTTTCACTATGGTCCCGAACATCACCGCTACCGGATTTCCGGCGCCCACGGCTTCACTGCCGAGCCTTCTTATTTTGTCTCCAAGTGCCATTAAATCACCTTCAAATCCAAACTAATCGTATAATCTCCCCCGCTGAAGCGATGCGAACACTCGTCTACCAAATAGAATTGATCGATGCCCAATTCGGCAATTCTCGCGTTAATATAGGAGCCGGCCCTGACGGATGGATTACCGAGCGCCTCAAGTTTGAGCTTTTTTGTCTCGCGGTTCTTTAACTGCTGCAGCTGCTCAACCAGCTTTTTGATCTGGGCTTCATTCATATTGTCATCGACCTTCTGAAAATACTGCAGCCGCCCCCATTTGGCGATGTTCGCACTATCCTCTGCGGCGTATACGTCGCGATGTCCCGTCTGTTTATTGTCCTGCACCAGCTTGAAGCGGTTATACGTCTCATTATCGATACTCTTCTCAAAAGAATAACCATACATAGAGGCTTCATCGCCAATCACCAGATCGAGTCGCATATCCTTGGCATCACGTACTGCCAGCGCCCCGAATTCATCAAAAAAGTTATAGATATTCCCCGTATTAATAACGGTATGGTCGAATGCTTTGCAAATAATATCGATCAGCTTCTGATTATCCTCAACCAACGAAGGGATGCGATACTTCGTATCGACGACATGCCCCCATTTCAGGCCCGTATCATCCGCAATGCGCTTGACGATGGCTGCAGCAGTCATATTTTTGAACACATAGGTTTCATTCGTGGACAAATAGCGGATCTGGTCATAGCATTTGACCTTAATCTGTTCCTCCTGATCGCTTCCGATTGTAAATACATATCCGTAAAAAATCGGCACACTATCCCACTTCGCCCTCACGATATCCCCATTGTTGATCTTGATATTATCCGCAGCAATAAAAGAAAAATCAAAGCTGCCCGGCTTACCGATCCGGGAGGTTTTCCAGGTTGCATCAGTGACCAGCTCGGATATATCCCATATAGAGCCTTCCTTATTATCCAGCAGCAGCTCCAGCATCCAGTTGTCCTCCCTTCTTACGGCAGCTTAATGATTTTACCGATCGGTAATTTCCTTAGCTCACTGTCCTTAATACCATTCAGCTTCTGAATCTGTGTATACTTGGCTCCGTCGCCCAGGAACTTCTTGGCTACCTTCCATAGCGAGTCTCCAGCCACCAATGTATAAGTCTTCGGCTGAACTCTCGTATCCGGGCGGGCCTTCGATTCGGCACTACTCTTGTTCGCTGCCTTTGCTCCCTCTTTTATCGCTTCCACTACCTTCGTCTTAGTAGCCGCATAGAAACGATATTCTTTGAAAGAGATTTGATACTTGATATCGCCAACCGCCCCGCTGCTTTCCGACCAAGAAAACTTCTCGACGCTGACATACATCGCAATATCTATGGATCCACCAGTAAAGACCAAACGCATCGGCTGCTTAGAACGGGACCACTTCTGAATGTCCTCAACATAATGCTTCGGTTCGAATAACCTTTCTTCCGCAACACTCGCCCCAGGGAACCAACTCGCCGGAAATATTCCCTCAAAAGAAAGCTCAGCAAGCTTCACGTTCCTGAGAACGTTGATCTCGCCGAGCTTCGATATGTCATAGGTTTTATGATTACCGGATTCGGAAACCTCGATCTTGGCCGGCAGAACTGGAAATTCAATCGCTTCTTTCTCGTTATTGTAAGAGAGCGTCAAAAAATATTTACTCATCTCATCCATACACCCCCGCGGCGGAAGCGGCGATTTCCTCTTCCAGAGTCTGTTCAATCCGGGCTACGATTGTATCAATATCTGCCCCGTTGTTCACTGGGCCTGTCGTTACCTGCACAGTTGGAGTGAGGGAGACAAAATTCTGAATTGATTTCATCTCAGCGAGCTCCCGCATCATTTTCAGATCCTCGCTGCTGATATCTACCGAATTCTCAATTTGTCCTACTTTATCGACTCTGCCGACATTGGGAATAGAGTTTGAATTAGTCGCACCCGTAGCGAATCCGCCAGATGGGTTAGTTAGATTAGTCCCCCCCAGTGGGTTCGTTAACCCATTTGACCCATAAGGTTCAGGTGTGAATTGCATCCCTTTCTTGCCGAAATTGTCAAATTGGCTCTTGAACTTACTGGTAAATCCAGCTCCTAGAGTATTGCCCTCCGCAAAACTTTCAGATATCTGTTTATACTCCATGCGCTTAACTTTAAATAAATCCTTATCGCTCACTGGCTCCTTAACCGTGTCCATGAGTCCCTTAAAAGAGTCACTTATCGCGTGCATATTATCCACATCAAATAATGTAGCTGTACTAAATTTCGTACCGAAGATGTTATTCACGCCCTCAACCAGCCAGTTGAAACCCTTCAATGCACCGTTAATGCTCTCGAGAATTACCTTCATGAAGCCGCCAGCAAAATCCTCAGCCGACCGAAGCATATTGTACATGTATCCACCGAAGGTCATCGCTAAGTCATAAATTAATTTCTTCACAGCAAAGATTGGATCAATGAACAGATTTGCAAGAAATTCAACAAATGATGCAAAGAGATTGTAAAGTAAAGCTACTGTATTGTAGATGTAAGCGTAAAGTGCAAAAAACACTCCTGTTACAAAGCCAACGATCTGTTCTGCTGACACTCCAAAATACATCAGTGCACCCACTAGAGCTGTCACAGCAAGAATAATAAGGGTAATCGGCCAATTAGCTACCATCCAGGCTATAGCCTGTGCAGCAATTGGTGCTACCATCGCCCATAGTTGTGCAATAAGCTGACCAGCATCGCTATTAAAGAAATCGTTCATCTTGGTAATAACCGGATCAAGATAACTCAGAGCACTATTTTTGAGAATATTAAAGCTATCCCCGACCGTCATCGGCATCTGCGAAAATTTATCCTCAATCTCACCAGATGCAGCAAACATCGAGTTCTTTAACACATCGGCCGTAATCGCACCACTTGCCGCCAGGTCCATGAGCTCTGATTTACTCTTTCCCGTATAATTTGATAATGAATCGATTATTTGGGGAGCAGTATCCAATAGTGTACTGAAATCGCTCTTTCCCATCGTTCCTGATGACATAATTGAAGTAATCTGGTCAGTTACGGCTTGTTGATTTTCAGGCTGTACACCGCCAACCCGGAATGACTTCTGCATTAACTCATGAAATGCAATCAGCTCGTCATTGCTTTTAAATGCAGATAGAGCTGCTTGACCCATTTTTCCGATGTTATTGGCAATTTCCATATAACTGCCCCCGGATCGTTGTGCCGAAGCAAACACTTTATCCTGGAGTTGTTTCGTGGTTTGTAAATTATCGTTAATCGAATCCAGCCGAGAGAAAGTATCCATATAATCCTCGGTAAAGGACTTTGCCGATTTAAGCTTATCGATCACAGTCTCGGTATTAAACTTTTTAAGGAAATTAGAAATTTTACTTCCAGACTTCTCCACACTATTGTTGAGATTTTCCTGTGCTTCGGCGGTCTTCTCGATGCTATCCGTTAATTTTTCTTCTGCTTTAGCTGCTTCATTCTGAACATATACGATCGTTTGAAAAGTATTGTGAGTCTGATTCAAGGTCTGATTAAAATTGTTAACGGTCTGATTGAGCGTATTCGTTACTTTGGTGAGCTCGAGATTCAATGTGTTCGTAATATCGGTTATTCCAAGATTGAGTGTATTTGAAATGTCTGTAAGGCCCACATTTAATGAGTTATTAAAATTCTGTACCGGTTTAGAACCTTTACCGAATAAGTTCAGTGCACCCATCATTGTCGCCATTTCCACGCCTCCTTTCAATAAAAGTAAAGAGCACTCCCAATACCATTGTGCCGAGAGTGCTCTAAAAAACTTAACCGCAGGCGAGGTAATTCCTACAGTTACTTTCTATTTAATTTAGACTCCGACTGAATCCGCACCTGAATCATCGCAATCAACGCGGCTTTCTTGCGCGGCTCCAGCTCGACGAAGTCCCAAGGCATAATACGAAGCTTGTGGAGGGCGTAGTAGGCATAGTTCGCCTCACCGTCGCCCTCTTTAATTAGTTTTTTACATCTTCAGCGAGCTCGTTAACATCTCTGTCAAAGCCGTTAACTTCCTGCACTTTCTGAAGGAGCGTCGCATATTCTCCAGGCAGCAGCATCTTGCGCAGCAATTGATCCGCGCCGAGTACGCCATAGGATTTCTGCAGTTCGGCATCTTTCAGATCAGGATATACGACACTAGCCACGACGAGCTTGGCCAAATATTCATCGGAGTTTGTATCCAGTGTAACGATGCCCTTCTCCTTAATCTTGCGCTGTGACGATTTGCGAATTGCCTCGTTCTCGTCCTCAGTCATACTACGCAGTTTCCATGGAACCGGCTTGCCCGCTTCATTCTTGAAACGGGGTGAGATGATGACCTCCTCAGAAATTTCCGACACTACATTTTGCGCAAAAAACAAACTTAAATTACTCATGCTGCTCCTCCTTAAATTCCTTGGATTGTATTGAACGAGTCAAGAATATCGTAGTCTTCGAATGTGAACGGCAGTTCCTCATCCAGCATATCGTCGCTAGTCGCATCAAGCTTAGCAGCGATGACACTGTCGAGATTACAATTTTTCAGAATAACGGTTTGTTTGCCCGCCGAACTACCCGGCTGCTCATTCACGATCTGCAGATCGAACCAGAAATCCTTACCTGTGCGAATATAGTCGCGCATCAATTGACGGAATACGGAAGATACATAATAAATCGTTAATGTGCCACTGCCCTTCCAACCCGCAGAGCGCTGTGGTGTATTCGTCTTGCCGAGAACAGGTACGTCGACCTTATTCTTCTCGATCGTCGCTTCGATCGTCTTCGCATAGAATAGCTCCTCATTCCGCCCGTCGATAATGACGAACGCCTTCCCTTGCTTCCCGCTTACTGCATCCTGTTTATTAAAAAATGCCATGGTCTGTCCCTCCTTATTGAACTGAAATGCTCATATAAATTTTCTCTGCACTATCGACCGGCTGAACAGCAAGCTGAATCCAGACAGCATCCACATCCTGGCCTGGCAATACCTCGATATCACTCTGTGAATCGAAATTCTGAATTGCGCCGATACCTTGTAGATTGTCCAGGTAGCTGATCACTTCGCCCTTCAGCAGATTGCGTCCGTCTGCATTGTTGTCCGTCTTACCGATATAATTTTGGCTAAAAATAGACTGGATGTCCTTCGCCATAGAATCGAGCACGCGCAACACCCGGTTTTTGCTAAATTTCTTATCCTTATCGGCTGTAAAGGACGTCAATGTGTTAATATCCTGTTCGATGACCACACGCCCATTAACGACGCTAAGTACCATTTCACCCTGATTCAAGGCTTGTACGATCTCCGAATTTGTATATTTCGGTGCCACATCAACCGCATTCGGGATTTCCGTATAGGTGAGCGACTCATTCACATTCGCCGCCGCTTCCATCGCCGCGATTTCCCATAGCAAATGAATAGGCTCAACTGTCAGGCCATCTCCTGTAACGATCCCGTTCTTCAAGCTAATGACGCCTTCGTAATTGGCCGCAGGATAGTCATATACCACGGTCTGGAACTTCTTCCCTTCCTGTTCGCGCAGCCGTTTGGTATAAGCAACCGCCAGCTGCTTCACAGCACTGTCGTCTACAGGAATACCTAGAACATTGAAGTCTTCTGCCTCAAACACCGCGAGCGCGTCGGAGTATTCTCCCGCGCCTCCACTACCGTTCGCTCCGCCTTCTAGAGAAGTCCCCGCTGTTTCCGTCAATGCGCCGCTTCCCGAGAATTCGACGAATTCATTACTCAACAGTCTCTCGGCCGTCTCAACGGTTTGCACATCCACTTTTTCACCATCAATAAGCGTCTTCACCTCGAAGAAGCCTTCATAGTCCAGACTGGATTGAATGATGATCTGCAGATCATTGCCTCTTGTACCGCCATGTTTTGCCGTCGCCGTCAGAGTTCCAAGCTTAGCAGTTGCCTTCACAGCACCTTCAGCACCAAGCCGATAAATCAGAACTTTACTGGCATGGGCCATTGCCGCCGAAATGTGGCGAATCCGTGCATCCGTTGGCTGGAAGCCAAGCGATGGTAAGCACTGCTCCAGGAAGGTCTCACTGTTCAGGACCGTAATTCCACTCTTCCCCCAAGGAAGCGGTGCCGGGAATGCTGCGATCCCACGCTCCCCAAGCGTTCCAAGCGCCTTTGCCTCCGATTTGAAATTGATATAAACGCCAGGTCTTACCTTGTTCTGAACTGTAAATGTTCCACCCGCCATTTTTACTTCACTCCTCTATGTTTAAATTGATTCATTTTTTCTTCTGCTTCTGCTCTTGTATAACGCTGTTCATCATCCAATACGACCGACAAAATGTCCTTTTGTACTCCGGAATAAGCCTGAGATACCAGGAATTGCGCTTTGGAGAACGTAGTGGCATTATGCGTCTCGGAAGGCTGGTACACACCAGTCTCCAAACCCATCGCTTGCTTAACTACCTTTTGTGTTGCCATTTTTCAGAAATTCCTCCTCTTTGAGCGTTTGCATTTTGGGCTCGTCTCCGGGCGGGAGCCAAACCAGGAAATGAAAGCTGAAATCGAAATATAGCACCCCATCTCGAACCTCATGCTTCATTTGCGCCCCCATGTATTTAGCACCGTCAATCTCGAGCTCGCGAAATAATTCGTATAACTGCTCAGCCATATCAAGTACCGACATATCGGGACTCTGGCTCGTCTGCCCAGTTACAAACTGGACCTGAAATGAGGAAGACCGGCGATAACGCCGATTCAACTCCTGCTCCTGTGAAGCTTTAATCATCTCCACATAAAAACAAGGCCCTTCGGCCTCCTGCTCGGACTTCTCTCGATATACCGGGACTTCTGGAAAACGCTCGGCCAGTGATCGCACGACTCCATCCAACAACGTACTGAAGCTCACCTCAATCATGCCTTTGTTCCCTCCATCCCTAGATCCTCCACCACGCACCGTGGTAGGCTGCAAAATTGCTTTGTCCCTTCGAGCCGCCCCCATATACAGCTGATGCACAGCTTGGGCTGCTTCCACTCGATTTCAGCAATTGGAGCTGCAGGCGGATTTTTGTTGTTGTTGCACGTTGGCATTGGCTACCCTCCCAAATAAGAAAAGCCGCTGAATCAGCTTCAGCGACTTCTCTGGTTCTATCCGACGATGAGGGACCTCACTGGCCCGTTCGCCTGATTCTCACAATACAAATTTAACACGCCAAAAAGGAAATGAACGGACATGCAGAGGACAATTGGCGGACAAATGTTCGTATTTTAAATAACTTGGTAAATAATTCAATATGATCTCTTCGAGATCACGCAGGCTGAAGACAACCGATAATTTTTATAAATCCCATCTCTAACGAAACTGGGACACGCTATTCAGGTCAAAATGAGCTGCTAGAAATTGTAACGAAACTGAGACACGCTATTGAAGCAATTTCGTGGCTAGAAGCCTCGATTTCTCCTAAATAACGCTCAGTAGTTTCGTTAGATTTATTTTGATGCTCTTATTGGGCAAATAGCGTTCTTTAGTTTCGTTAAAGATTGATAAGACCTCACATGAGCTTTTTCAACAATCTGTATGGTCTCTTTGAGATCACGTTTTTTATTGCTAGAATTCCCTTACTTTCCTACTAAAATCCAAATTTATTGCAACTATTTCTACCTATTTACGTTTAATATATTAACGGCTTTATCATTATAAAAGATTCGGAGGTTCGCATGTTTAAAAAATGGGCGTTATCCTTATTGGCCTCTGCTATGCTGGCTATTCCCTTATTATCCGCCTCCAGCTTTGCGAGTCCTGCCGCTGTGGAACTGGATAATGGGAAAATGCAGAACAATCGTGTACTTATTCCTCTTCGGGATGTATCTCAGCACTTGGGTGCCGAAGTAGATTGGGATAAGCGTAGTCAGCTTATTACTATTGTCAAAGACGACAATACCATACAGCTAGTTCTGGGCTCGAAGAAGGTTCAGGTCAATCAATCCGAGGTTACGTTAGACGTTCCTGCACAGATCATGAATGGAGGAACTACCTATGTTCCCCTCCGTTTTGTAAGTCAGACATTAGGTGCGGACGTAAAGTGGGATCAACGAGTTAGACAAGCTACAATTACATTGAATGATCTGCAAATCGTAGTGAACATAAATCCCGGCCAACCCTCTGCCGGACAGAAAGTTAGCATGGATCGATTACGGCAATTATCCGATATGTTGAACGAAGCCAACGATATATCTGCCATCCGGCAGGTTCGTTCTTACTTCGCACCGTACTTCACGGATCGGTTCATTAATTCGATTATTCAGGATAAGGGGCTTAACTGTAAGTACGTATTTAAAGATCTTACATCTCCGGCTTATTATACAAGCCCTACGACAGGGAGGTTCTCTCAGTCTATTGATCTTGGTCAGAATGATTCTGGGGATTTGGTAACGATGACTCGGCAAGCTCAATTCGTCTATAGCGAAGGGATTTGGAAAGTGGATAGCATTAGTTTTAAGAAGAACGAAATTTCTATTACAGGGGCCTAGTGGCCGCCGATTTTAATATAAGGACCTCACCTCCGCATATCGCGGTAGATGAGGTCCTTTTTTGATTGCAAGAGGATTAGCTTAGCCTAAATAAACTTCTGGGGTCAGTGTGATCTCAAAGGCACGGCCCCACAGAAAATCAGGATTTTCATAAGGTAAATTGACACTGTTGTAACCGGCAAGCCTCCAGGAAGATCCGCGGATTTGCTTCACATTACACGCACCATTGGAATTGCCGATCAAGAAGGCCGGCTTATCTCCCAAGGTCGTTACTAGAGTTTGCATTCGATCCCGCAGCAAAGTAAGCATATATTCATAATCTTCCGGCGAGTTGAAGACAATCATATTCTGATCCGCCATCGTTTGCGGAAAATTGCTATACTTGCCATGACTTCTTGAGTAGGCCCGGATTTCAGCAATAGCTACTGCTTTGTAGTAGTAGTCCTTCAGGAAGCGTTTGAACAGCAATGACCCGTGCGCATTGACGGCTGCTTCGAGCGCTGCCTCCTTCTTCTCCGAGACCAGGAAGCTGTAGCGAGCCATGCCCATCCCTAAGGAGAGTCCGATTTTATTACCGGCTGTATTCCATGCGCTGTAGCCAAGAAGCCTTCCGGTATATTGGGTTCCCAGTAATGCATCTGTTACTGCGGCATTGGCTGCCCCCTGAGCGACAAAATCAATTACAACGGTCGCCCGGTTCTCCGCACCATTAGCATCAATCCGTGCCATAGCATTGGATAGCTGGGCGGCATCTGTAATGGCGATAATCTCGATATCCGGTGCGTTGGTAACAAATTGCCCTCCGACAATATCGATATGACGAAGAATATTATCATGTACGCTCATATATTCATACGGGTTAATGATCGTGGAACCGTGCGGCCCATAATATTGAAGCGCAAATTTTGTTTTGCCTTTTTTCCCTCTATTTAAATGATTAGCCATACGTGCTACTAAAGAGTGTCCAAGACCGTCAGCATCTGGCAAAATAATCGCTAGGTTCGGATTTTGTCCACTGCGACCTCCGAGCGAACGGTTAATAAAGTTCTCCACAAAGCGTATCTCGTTGATCTGCACACCTTCTGTCTTCGCATCGTCAACTCCAACCGCCAGAAAATCGATATAACCACGGCGAGCCAATTGGTCCAGCACATAATAGTTCGTCTTGAACTTATGCTGACGGGCGTTATAATACTGCTCTTTATTAAACTCCGTGGTGTCGCCGTATTGAGTATCCGTATCTGAAGTGTTGTATCCGTTCAGAATATCGCTGAATGCTGTATAAGCTTGGCGAGGCTGGCCCATGAAATTACGAGATTCTACGTAGGCATCGTAGGTAAGCCCTTCTGTAAAGGATGTTGTCGCTAGCCGCATAATCGTATCCAGCACATAGACCGGTTTATGGGGATAACGCTTTTTAATCTGACAGATAACATCGAGCAAATGGGCTGTGGTGGAATCATAGTTCGGATAATCACCGCCCCCGTTCTCCCGCAGCCGTCTTGCACCGATCAGCCCGCCGTAAGCGAGCATATCAATCGAAATAATGAAGCCATCAACTTCAGCCGCATGGTCAACAATAAATTGACGGATGTTCGCTGTATTGCCGAACGATGGCGAGCAGGTTCGTATCAACTGATCTCCCTGCGCTTCAGCCTCAGCATCGATACGGTTTCGAATATCCATAGGGTCAGGCGTAATCAGCTGCAGTCCGGCAGAGCTCCCTAACGTAATCACATCATCCAGGTTTACGGGACGGTCATCGAGCGGTACGTACAAAACTTTTTTCATAAATAATCTCCTCCATATTGGTTTATTTAAGTGGCATAAAATAGAAAAACCGCTGAGATGAAGTTCAGCGGTTTTTCCAGTTTCCTCAGCGATGCAAGTCCTATTGTCCTTCTCGCCTCATTGCCACAATACAAATTTAACACGCCAAAAAGAAAATGATCGGACATCCACGGGACATAAAGCGGACATATGTTCCCCTTTTTTGAACTACATCTCAAAAGAAAAAAGCCGGCAATCTGCCGACTGATACTAGATACTAAGTATTACTGCATTTCGCATATTCCCTTACTCTCCCAGGCTCCTCATCCTCAAATACTTCCAGCTTCATAGCGACCGCGAGGATGCGAAGTGCACTAGCCTTGATTCGCCGATAGGTTCTGTCGCTGATGCCCATCTCACCGCAGCTGATAAAATCATACTCATCCTCCCGGCTCAGGTAGCTTCGCTCAATAACCTCGCGTTGTACCTCAGATAGACTACACATCGCCTTGTCCAACAACTCTGACTTGCGGATTAATTCCGCCTCGCGATCCACATTCGATATGGCCAAACGTTCAGATGGCTTGCTGACGAGATTCGTATTACCGTGATATCTTGGCTCATAACTGGCCGTAATTCCGGCCTCGCGACGGATAAAGCCAATCTGCCGGTAATGACGGATCTCTTCAAGGCGTTGTTCCACAGCTACTCTTGTTGCAGTCTGATTGATCGGCAGGTTCTCAAATACGGTCAAATAAATGTTAGTGTTGCGTCTTGCCATAACAATCCCTCCCCAGATTCACCAATAAAATATATGATCATAAGACAATTGAATTATTAATGCCATTTTGGTAACTTATAATATATAACCCTTTCAATTTTTCCGGATTGTACGATCCGTTCTAGTCATCCCCTCCCTCTTTTCATCTGTTTTTTACCGAATTGGTAACCTTAACTTGATTATATGTTACCATTACGGTAATGTCAATCTATGTAATTCATAAATAAATGTATGAATCACCTTACCATTATGGTAACTATATGTTATAATAGTCCAAACGATGAAAGAGGAATTATTATGCAAACCCTTGGTGATCGTATCAAGTACCTCAGAGAACTAAAGCAACTGACGCAGAAAGATCTAGCCACCAAAGCGGAGCTCACGATCGTCCAATTGTCGCGTTATGAGACAAATGATCGCAAGCCCGATCCGGAATCGCTGCGCCGAATCGTCGATGCGCTCGACACGAGCGGGGATTATTTGCTGGGTAGAACCCAGGACCCGTCTCCTATGAAGGAAGCGGTGACGAACCTGTCTTTCTACGGTGGGCCTGAAGCCTATACTACTGACGAAATTGCCATGATGGAGGCCGCGCTTAAGGCCTATCGTGAACAGAAGAAGAAATTGTTGTATGGCAGCAAGGAAGGCGAAGAAACAAATAAGAACAACGAACATTAAAAAGAGGATTCACCGCTTATGACGACGAATCTATTATAATCACGTTTATCAGGCCCTTTCTGCAAGGGCCATTATTTTCCTATATATAGCGAACATACATTCTTATTCGAGGTGGATTTATGTTATTCTCCTATTACCAGGAAACTCCTTTGGAGCAATGGATCAGTACAGAATATTTGAGTCACGGAATTATGCTTCCTGACCAGCTCGACATCGATCATATTGCTGAAGCCTTCGGCGTGGAGCTGATCTATGAGGCTTGTCCATCCTTCTCTGATAATGAGGATAAAGTTATTTTTCTTAATAAACAGACGCAGGAACTGAATGCTCGGCTAATCTTCTTCCATGAACTTTGCCATGTGTTGCGGCATGCCGGTGATCAGCGCCGTATGCCCCAGCTCTTCAAGAATGCCCAGGAGACAGAAGCAGAACAATTCGTCCTCTATGCTGCGATGCCGTTCTACATGCTGGATAGATTAAATATCCCCGACCAACATTACGATGCGATTCCATTCATCGCGGAGCAGTTCCATGTCACTCTGGAATTGGCGGAACGAAGGCTCGATCAAGTCCAGCGCAGAGTACTCCAGGGAACATTGATCGCCGCGGCCCGCGAAGCGGACCGGAAGCAGCAGCCGGCCGATTCATGGTCTCCTGAGACGATGCGGATTCTGAACCAATTGGAACGACAGATGACTTATGGCAAAGGAGGAGCTGAGCTATGAGGTTATCTGTATATTGTGACTTCATAACGGAAGGAATACACCCGCTTCAGCTCATTGTCCAGCCCGAGCCGGGTGAATTGAATTGGAGCGAGGTGCTCTATTTGCCCTTATCCGGCCCGTTTGAACCGTTCGAGGCTGAGCAGTTCGGTGACCTAGCCGGAGTCTCCGTTCTGCTTGAAGATCTCATTGTCAATCGTGAAGCCCCGGAGAAAATTGGCATACGGCTTCCCCAGATATCCGTACGCCATCCCGGAACTGACATCTCTCTCTTTATCCTGCAAATCGCCGATGTTGAAGAAGTGCTAGGCTACAGCTGGGAGCAAGTTAATTTATCTAATTGA